AATTATTCGGGTGATTTAAAGATCGGCCCACAACAGGCTTTGCTTGCTGAGTGCAAGCGAAGAGCCAGAGCATATCAGGATTTGTATGATGCTTTGGATCAGGACGGTAGCGATATGCTATTTGTCCGTAAAGACCGGGGGCGCACATTGGTTGTGCTGCCGATAGAAACATATGAGACATTCTTAGAATGGATTGGCTGGAAAAAAACAACGGAGGAATAAATGCCATATTTAGAAACAGGCGTAGGTTATCAAAGCACCGACACAAGCAAAGAAGCGGCGAACAGTAACTTTAAAGGCAAGCTAACGATACGTGATCGAGTGTATCAGTTGCTTGAGAAAACATCAGTATCATTATCAACGGAAGATATAGCGGAGTTGCTGAACGTACCATACGGCTCGGTGCAGCCACGTTTATCGGAGCTACAGAACCAGGACAAGGTAGTTGACAGTGGTGAGCGTGGTAAAACTAAATGGGGTAAGTCATGTATAAAGTGGAGGATCAAATGACTATCGTTTATCAGCTAGTAAATGGTACAAAGTATGAGGTTCAAACTGAGGATTGCAAGTATTGTGATGGTGATGGTTTTTACTTAGCAGAAGTACCCTACGTAGACTATTACAATGGTGGCTTTCTCAAAGAAGAGAGGCGCTGTTGTGAGGAGTGTGGGGGCAGTGGTTTTACTGTTTTAGATAATGAATAACTTTGAACGCGACGAAAAAGAAATTGAAAAAGATGTAGAAAAAATTCGTGAATTATACGAAACAAAACCGACAGCAGTGTACAAACATTATGATATTGATGATAATTTAATTTATGTTGGTATTGCCACTGATGTTACAGTTAGACAAACACAGCATTTCAAAACTTCTGAGTGGCAGCAAGAAATACAAAATGTTTCTGTTGAGTGGCACTATAGTCGATTACGCGCAGAAATAAGGGAGATTTTATTAATTAAAGCATTTCGTCCAGAGCATAACAAAGTTCACAATAATGATAATTTTGCGGAGTTAGCTATTTTTAATAGGATTGATAAGTTTGCTGATAGATTAAGACAAGGTTTAAGCCAAATTTGTTTTTTTATTGATGATTTGTGGTATGAAAGGGATGCTGTCTTTGAGAGTATTGAAGAAAATGAATTGTTTTTAAAAAGAAAACGTAAAGGTACACTTGCTTACAAGAAATTAAAAGATGACACAAAAAGTTTGGAAGAACGTGCTTATGAAATTGAATGGGAAGTTGAAATGTGGCTTATGGATCATGCTCTTGATCAGGCACAAATAGAAAGGTGCTTATTAAATGAAGATCCATATAGATATATTTTACAAAGATTTTTCAACAGCTATCATTCAGAAATTAATTTATGGAAAAGTGATTGGGACATAAGTTTTTTATCTGAAATTGTAGATAGATGTAATAAAGAAATAAATGATTGCGATAAAAAGTTTCAAGGTAGGGAAATATTGTATTTGAAAGATAGGAATATTTTACCTGTAAAACAAAAGCATTGTTTTTTGCCTTTCAATCAAACTTCTCAAGAAAGTATTCATTATGGAATGTAAAGCGTGTGGTCGTGAGCATGACGTTAATCGCGGTGGCTGGGTAATACTTGCCACTGACGATCTTATCTGTGACCCGGTAGACAGGCCGGACTGTTGGGAAAAGGTAAGTGGTTGGTACATACAACGCCGGGAAGAAGAGCAATTAAAGCATGATTTAAATAGGGGGTTGACAAATGCCAATACGTAAGTACGCTAACGCGAGGGTTACAACCCGAGATAGTGATTACAGTGTAAGTGATTACAGTGTTAGCAGTGTATACACTGAAACTACTAATAATATACATAGTAATAGCACTGTAATACATACAGACAGTGTATACACAGACACTGTATTACAGCAGCCAAGTGATTCGGTTTCGCCTACGTTGACTAAGACGTTGACCAGGATGCACCCACGGTACAAAGAGGGCAAAGCAAAGCGACAGAATGATCCTTTGTCGTGGCGTATCGAGAAAATCCTACGTAGACTAAGACCTATGTTGTCTACAGAGAATTTTATAGAAGTTTCTCAGGAGTTCACTATGTCGGACCCTATGCAGCGTGTAGCACTCGCGGACAAGCTCGAGAAATGGCTAGAAAGTACTTTAGGGGGGTAAGGCTTAGGAAAAGGGAAAAGCGCACTCTGTGGCGCTTCTCCGTGGCTCTAAGGGGTATAGTTATATTTGAAAGGTGGTACGTCTAATTCGTCTAAAAGAATACGTAGTATTCGTTCTATACCGCATGCTTCATCAATAGGGTTTCCATTGTTTACATGGTGTTCTACTAGCCACTTATATTGTTTTATGAGGTCGTTTGTATCAGGTACAAAAGCACTCAAGGGTAGTTTAACTCTGTCTTTCATCATAAATCACTTTCGTCTCTTTTTGTAACTATTGGGAAGGCGTGGTAAAGTTTCCAACGTGTTTTACGTAAAGCTTTTTCAGTTGAAACATAACAATCACCGTCTAAGCTTATCAATTCGTCATCCCATTCTTTTAAGGCTTCCCAAACTTGTCTAAGTGCGTCTTGTTGTTTAACGGTTAGCTTGTTAAAAGAAGTGTTTAAGATATTTTCTTTTATTTCTACTTCTTTTTGGCGTTCGTCACGAGCTTTTTTCTCTTCTTGGTTTTCTACATATGGCATTTGTAATCCTTTCTTTGTATACCTCAAGTCATGCGATTGCATGAGAACGCACCGCCGAAACGGTGCTATCTGATACAATCATGGTGTTATGAAGTGCCACGCGAAAACTAATCCAAAGATTAAAACGCATATAGCAACGTCGGTAAGTTTGATGTTCTTGATGATTGTTATGAGTTCTGAGATTGTCATTATGCTGCATCCACTACAAAGCCGGAGTTGTCTTTTCTTGCCTTGCCTTTAGCATACAACGCAACAATTGACTGTTGAGGGTCAAGAAAGCGTAAGTCTGTTTTATCGCCGTCTATAGTTGGTAAACCTATAAACTTACTTGGAATGTTTTCTTTGTTGCGAAATACAACAGCGATGTTAAGGCCATTAGCCTTAGCAATATCCACTTGCTTAAGATACGTGGCATTCGTTGCGCTATAACTAAACGTCAAGTGATAGTTGTCAGGTAAGTTTCTACGATTGGCAATTTTTGTATAATCGTAGAAAGTAATATTAGGGAATAGGTTAAAGATAGTTTCTCCATTAACTTTGATTAACTCCCAACGTACATCTGTAGTACCGTTTAATCTTATTGCTGGCTTTAGGTCGCGTTTCTCACAATAGTTTTGAAACCTGGTAAGATCCTTAACAAGTTGAGCCATAAATCCAGCCCGATCTTTGATAAACCATTGTGCCTTCCGTGCTCTACCTTTTTGGACGCTATTCATTGAGCCACGACCAGCAGTGTTTAAACAACCTTCTAAGCAACCAGCAGTTTCAGCCATTGGACAAAGATTGTGCCCAAGTGTTTTATATGGTGTCATATACATAATTGCTGTTAGATAGCCGCTGTCATTGCCTTTGATTGTCTTGGCATCTCCACCAGCTCTGATTAAATTGCCTATGAAATTATAATTTGTCATTGTATACCTCTTTGTTGTTATGCCTTCATAATACATAAGTGTCACAAAGTGTCAATAGTAATTATTTATTGTGTTAGATTGTAAGATGATCTATATATTGAATATACAAAGTTGCTTGCCTGTTAGCTTTGTATACCTCAATAACTAGCTCGGACTTAGGTCCGGGCCTTTTTGAAGGAACACAGATTGAGTAAACGAGCAGTAAATACAGTCATTATGGAAAAGATAGTTGATCGCCTAGCATCAGGTGAAACCTTGGTTGACATCACAAAAGACAAGGCAATGCCAAGTTACCGGGCTGTAACCAGGGCGGTTGCAGCTGATGAAGAGCTATGGACTCTATACCGTAAAGGGCGCATTCTTCAGGCTGAGTATATGACGGACCGTATTGTGCGGTTAGCTGTGGAACCATTGCCGGAAGGTGATGTACGTTTTCTCAATGCTGAGGTAAACAGACGCCGCTTAGAAATAGATGCGCTGAAATGGACAACGGCAAGAAACCAACCGTTCGGAATACGTGACAAGAAAGAAGACCAGCCACAAGCACAGACCTTCACCATCTCATGGGCCGGAGGTGATACCGCCGTTAGTGCACACGAGGAAGAAGAGGTACTGCATTGAAAGCACCAGCCAACATTCTGAGTGACCGAGGTACGCGCGTGAAGTGCAAAACCTTTTCGCATAATATGTATTATGTTAACAAAACGCCTTATTTGCTGTAGTTTGCCGTATTTCTGGCGATACAGACCCCCCACCCTCCCAGAATCAC